GGAAAAGAGGGGGATAAGCGTCCCAGGAATTTAGCAGCCTAGTTCCAATGCTCGCGAAGCTGGATCGTAGGCTGCTCGCGTGTTGTCCAGGACTTACGCCTGCCGCCGTAGCCGCGGGTCCGCCTGGTTGACCAGTTAACTGATCTCGGACCGCAGATAACTACGGTCCGAGATCAGTCGGCGATTGCTCGCCGACTGATTAAAATTTTAGCAGATCTTAAAACCTCCGCTATATTTGCAGAACTCCGCAAATTCTTTAACGTGATCTACGTTAAAAGGGTAAGACGCATCACTAATTCTTTTATGATAAATCCTTTCCCATTCGTCGTGATCTGCTTTCGGAAAGTCCGCAGGAGCAACAGATTTACCTAACTTTCTGTAAACACTCTTACAAAATTTTTCTAACTCCTTTTCAACTTTGTCGTTGTGTTTCTCCGAGATCTTTCTTTCCTTTTCGTATTCCTCCTCGAACTTTTTTGTATGACCTTTTTCAATCAATACATAAAGTTGATTTGAAATTGCTTTGGCGGTCTCGTCGTCGACCTCGTGACCGTCGTTATAAGACCACCTTTCTGCGTCTTTATCATCAACACAACCTGTAAATTTAATTACATAATGTGCTAATGGTCTCCACCACCAAACATTAGAACGAAAATAATCTCCAACTACTTCGTTCTCGTACTCCGTCAACTTTTTGAAGTGCTCGTCTCTTTCTTCATCTGTTGTCGGTTTGTCCCAATCCATTTTAGGCTTAACTGCCTTGTTTGGATTGTGAGGGTTCATTCCGTATAAATCAAAACCCATAATTAACCTCCTTTGTTAAGATTAAATCCTATAAAAACCTACATTTATAGTCAAGCATTAAATTTATTTTTTTTCAACTCCAGGTAGAGAAGAGCATGTGGGCGGGTCCCACCCTTATTTTTTTGTTAAGTGCATGTGGGCGGGTCCCACCCAGAAAAAAAAGAAAAAAATCTGGGCGACCAAAAAATTGATCGCCCAAAATATTTTATTCTCTAAAAGTTGGAATTACTGATAATTCAGGTATGGTTGTAAAAATTGCTCCTGCATCATTACCCTCGTCATCTTGAGACGGAGTCAACACAGTTCCGTTGTCCAAGTGTATCTCACAAGGTTGTTGCGACCATCCAAAAAGTTTATCTGTTTCTTTGGGGTTGAGCCATTTTACTTTGACAATTTTTCTGCCAACCAAATGTTTATCAACTAACTTTTGCCAATAGTTGTTTTTCATTCTGCCCCTTTCTGAAAAATGTTAAATGAAATTGAAACAATGTCAGAGTTTGCCGTTGTATATCTTTCTCTGTCTCTGTCCCAAAAAGTCATATACTTTTTTCCTGTTTTTTTATTTATACCGATTTTACTTTTTTCGTCCCAAGTCCCTTTTCTCGAGATTGTTTGAGAACGAAAATTTTCTTCTCCGTCGATATAGTCTGGAGACCAAGTCGCGAAGAATTTTGTTCCTTTGTTCAACATATTTATTTTTCCTTTCTATTGACATATTATCCTATATGACTATATTGTCAAATGAAAGGAGAAATAAAAAATGGAAAATACACACTCTACATTTTTAGTGTTAAGAATAAGTGAAGACAAAGACAACGGAAATACAGAAATTGATGTTGTTGAAAGTTTTGTCACTATGAGAGATGCTAAAAATTACAAAGATGCAAAGGACTCGATTGAGCGTTTATCTCCCAGATTTCAATGGAGATACACTCAATATAAAATTCAGCAAGTTTTTTACAAGTCCTTTGTTCAAGAAGCTCAAGCTTCTTAATGTTGTAAAAAGATCACATTAGGTGTTGCAAATATGCAACACCTGGTGGGTAGTGCATGTGGGCGGGACCCACCCCAGGAAAAAAAAGAAAAATCCCAGAAATCTTTTCTTGACTCTAATATTGATTACTATAATATCCTATACATTAACAAAGGAGAAAGCATGAAAAAAATAAAAGACCCATTTGGTTTTTCAAAAGCAATAAATTATGAAAAACTTAATGACCCAAAAGTATTAGAAGCTCTTTCTAATATGTTTGATAATAAAAAAGAAAAAATAGATTTTAAAGATCTAAAAAAAAATGATCGAATAAAGTCTAATCAAATTGGTACACCAATTACAGGTAAACTAATGGAAAGCCCAAAGCAAGGTAAAGGACTAAAGAAAGTAGTTTTGATTTGGACTAATGGTTCTGAGATTGGAATGTTCGATGAACACGGTTCAGTTTACTCTGATCAAATTACTGAAGTCGAGCGTGATGGAACATGGCACGAGGTTAATCATGGCTGAGTCTACTAAATTTTTTAGACAGAAAAAAGGTCAATGGATTTGGATGTATAATACTAAAACAAATCGTAGATCTAAAATTGAACTACAATATATTTTAGATCTAGTAAACGGTTGTCATGATTTTGAGGTTATGCATTTTGCATTAGAAAAAGAAAGGGATGGTTATAGAAAAAGTTATTTAGATAATAAATAAAACTTCTGGGTGTATGCAGCTCTTGCATAGGGTATCCCACATTATCCTATGCATAAACTGCATACCACTCTGAGTTGCATAGAGAAGAGCATGTGGGCGGGACCCACCCTAAGCTTGATGTAAGTCCCAGAAATCTAATAGAGGTACCAAGTGGATTTGAAAATTTGAACTTTTTATTTAAGTCGATCCCCCTTTTTGTAAAAGGGATCCTAACATATACCCCTATATAGCTTGATTTACATAATTTATCCTATAAAATACTTTTTGGTTCCATATGAAACTAACGATAGACCAGATAAATAAAATACCTGATGTTCAGGTTCGAGAAAGAATAAAAGCGGATATTCTTAAAGGATATGAAAATCAAAAGGCAACAGCTGCTAGAGATGATTTTTTATCTTTTGTAAAAAGGATGTGGCCTGAGTTTATTGAAGGTGAACACCATAAAGTTATATCGGAAAAATTTAACCGTGTTGCACGTGGCGAGTGCACTCGTCTTATAATCAATATGCCACCTAGACATACTAAGTCTGAATTTGCATCTTACTTTTTGCCTGCGTGGATGATTGGCCGTTATCCGAGTTTAAAGATTATTCAAGCAACTCACACGGCAGAACTTGCAGTGTCCTTTGGCCGTAAAACTAAAAACTTAATTGACTCAAAAGACTATCAAGATCTTTTTGCAACGAGACTTCAAGAAGACTCCAAGGCAGCAGGACGATGGAACACGGAACAAAAAGGTGAATACTTCGCAGTCGGTGTCCAAGGTGCGGTAACCGGTAGAGGTGCAGATCTACTCATCATCGATGATCCACATTCAGAGCAAGATGTTAACTCACCCAATGCGTTCGAGAAAACTTGGGAATGGTACACGTCAGGTCCTCGTCAACGTTTACAACCAGGAGGAAGAATAATTCTGGTCATGACTAGATGGAGTAAAAAAGATTTAACAGAGATGTTAATCAATGCACAAAAAGAAGACAAAGCAGATAAATGGGAGGTAGTAGAGTTCCCTGCAATCTTACCTTCAGATAAACCCGTGTGGCCCGAGTATTGGAACCTAGAAGATTTAGAAGCTGTTAAAGCATCTGCGGGTATTAGTAAATGGAATGCACAGTATATGCAAAACCCAACCTCGGATGAAGGAGCATTGATTAAAAGAGAGTGGTGGCAAGATTGGAAGAACGAAGAGTTACCTGTATTAGAACATGTCATACAAAGTTATGATACAGCGTTTCTTAAAAAACAAACTGCCGATTATTCTGCAATTACTACTTGGGGTGTGTTTAGAGAAACTGATGACTCTCCACAATCAATTATATTAATTGATGCATTAAAAGGTAGGTATGAATTTCCTGAATTAAAAAAATTAGCTTATGAACAATATATGTATTGGAAACCTGAAACAGTTTTAATTGAAGCTAAAGCTGCAGGACTGCCTTTGATCTTTGAATTAAGGCGTATGGGTATTCCCGTTGCAGACTTTACACCGAACAGAGGAAATGATAAGCATGCAAGAGTTAATTCAGTTGCACCTCTATTTGAATCTGGTAGAATATTTGCACCGAAAGATAGAGAGTTTGCACAAGAAGTAATTGAAGAATGCGCTGAGTTCCCTTACGGTGAACATGATGATTTGGTTGATTCCACTACCCAAGCCATTATGCGATTTAGAGATGGTGGATTAATCACTCATCCAGACGATTATAAGGATGAGCCTATAACTAAGAAAAGGTACTCATATTATTGGTAATGACATTCATATTTAGACACCCTAGCAAATATAAAAAATTAACAACTACAGTTCCACCTAAATCAGGGCCACAATCACAAGGCTTGAATATTGATTATAATACTGTTAAAGAAGTAACATTGGAGAAAAAACATGGCAATAGACAAAAGCCTGCCAAATAAAAAGGTTGAGATACCTGGGCAGCAAGAACAATTAGAAAAACAAGTAGAAATTAGAGAAGAGTTGCCTGATGCGGGTGACACTGAAATTACACCTACAGAAGATGGTGGTGTAGAAATAAATTTTGAACCAGGAGCATTTAACCAAGAGCAAGGCGAAAGCCACTTTGACAATTTAGCTGAGTTATTACCAGAGGAAACATTAAATCCTCTTGGTTCAGAACTAGTACAGAACTACCAAGAATATAAATCTTCAAGAAAAGATTGGGAAGAAAGTTACGCAAAAGGATTAGACCTATTAGGTTTTAAATACGAAAATAAATCAGAACCGTTTCAAGGAGCAAGTGGTGCCACACACCCCGTGCTTGCAGAAGCTATAACACAATTCCAAGCCTTGGCATTTAAAGAATTGTTACCTGCAGATGGTCCTGTAAGAACAAGAACTGTTGGAGCTTCGACTCCACAAAAGAACGACCAAGCAAACCGAGTTAAAGAATTCATGAACTATCAGCTCATGGATGTGATGAAAGAGTACGAACCAGAGTTTGATCAAATGCTTTTTTATCTCCCTCTTAGTGGTTCTGCCTTCAAGAAAGTTTATTATGATGATCTTCTAGGCAGAACTGTTTCTAAGTTCGTCCCCGCTGATGATTTGATAGTACCTTACAATGCAACAAGTTTAGAAGATGCAGAGGCCGTGATCCACCGTCTTAAGATCTCGGAGAATGAACTAAGAAAACAACAAGTAGGTGGTTTCTATCGAGACATAGAGTTACCTTCTCCATACTCTCCAGAAACAGAAGTAGAAAAAAAAGAAAGAATGTTAGAAGGAACTAAAAAAACTTTTAACGAAAATATTTACACTCTTCTAGAATTTCATGTCAATTTAGATTTAGAAGGGTTCGAGGACCGTGGACCTGATGGTGATGAGACAGGAATTAAACTTCCTTACATTGTAACCGTCGAAGAAGGTTCAAGAGAAGTTTTATCTATTAGAAGAAACTTTGAAGTAGCAGACCCTAA